CACGTGCTGACTGGCTCTGGTCAATCCAACCATCATCGCCACGCAATCGACTGCCAAAAACACCAGCCACCGCCTTTGATAAATCCTGTGCCAGTTTCTTGTCTTTGGGTAATGCAATGGTTTCAATGCCATTCGCTTGCTTTGATGCTGCGGCATTCATGTGGAATTCAACTGCTACACTTGAGCCTTTGATGAGCTTGATTGCTGCATTTAAATTTTGATTGGTTGTACCAATACCATCCGTTTTGTATTGAATGCCTGCCTCACGTAAATAATAGGCGACTGCATTACGGAATTGAGAGACTAGTTCAGCCTCTTTAAATTTACCATTTACCGCACCAGGGTCAGTATTCGAATGCCCTGCTGTCACTGTGACAAATTGATTTATGCCCTGTAATTCTGGCTGCTTTTTGAGTCGTGCAAGTACCATTGCTACGCCAACAAAAATACCGACATATTCTTGCCATTGTTCCGGAATAAGATTTTTTAAGTCCTGCGGGATGATATTCCAAAGCCCTAAAAACTGTTCTGAAAATAAAATCAGGGCATAAAAAAAGGCGCTAATTGCGCCTACCTGTACCGACTTGAGCTTCCAAGCCTGTTTCCAGTTATCGATTAGTTTCATTTAATACTCCACTTTGATGATTGTGATTTAAGCCAGTTTTCAATAAATGTGCTTCCCAAAATCCCTAGAGCTGATGCAATCGCAATCAAGGCTAGTGGGCTAATATCAGGAATTTGCAGAATGATGGCGCCTGCAATCGTTGATGTTGCTGCGCCTAAGATTGTTCGACCTATCGTCAAGCGCCAAGTCAGCTTTTCATCTGAAACAAGCAGTTTGGCAAAACCAATACATGCCCCGATTACGATAAGTAAAAGTAAATTTTTCTCATGCTCTTGCATGAATCCCCCTAAATTTTGGTAATAAAAAAGCACCCGAAGGTGCTGTTATTTGGTTAAGTTTAGACTTCTATTTCTGAATGTGACCCACTGGGCGCAGGTCGCAAAATCACTTGATTAGCAATGAAAACCCGAGCGCCTAAATTATATGGTGTACCTGATGTGCAGAGTACTGGTCCAGATCCACCGTCGACTTGCACCCGGTATTCTGGATGTTTTACTGATGTGATGGTGCCGATGTACTCAGCATGCGTAGGATTTAAAAGCTTTCGTAATTCAAATAAAGGATTAGTCACGGCTGATACGCTCCACGGTAATGGTTTCATTAACCTTGTTATGCGAGAAACTGCCACTCACCCCATCAATCACACCCCACCACTGGCCGTTAAAAGCAATGGACTTACCTGGTAGCATCTCGCCAATTTCTTGGCTTACTGGGATATCAGCGAAGGTATGTAACTCCTGAATATTGGCTTTGACCAGCTCATTTTTGCCATAGCTGGCACCCGATACCACGTTAAACAATGGTCCCGTAACTGTTTCTAGCGGCACATCACCCGAGGTACCACGCTGCTGCACTTTCAAGCTTTCACCAGATCGGCTATTCACCACAGTAATGGCGTTAAAGTCAGCAATGTATTCATCGTTCTGCTTAATGTTCTGCTGCATCACCAGGCTTTCAGATAACAGAATATCGTAATCCTCTACCGTCATCGCATCCCAGTAGCCTTTTTGGTATCGGGGTAAAGTGCTCAAGCTGTTACCAGATTTCTGACTATAGATAAAGCCGCCACCTGCATCGACCACCTGCTTTATTGCATCAATCGGTGCAAGTTCAGCATAACTCAAGCTTTCAGTCGGAACGATCCAACCCAGATCATCAATCAGCCTCCAATCTAAAGTAGTACCACTATTTGCTCGATCTAATTCAGCTTGAACGAGCTGTACAGAGGTTCGCTCGTTATCTTGAATGAATGATCGTGTTGGCCCGTATTTATCCGAGTTTAAAGCTGTCACACTTCGCCCCGGATAGGTGTAAAGCACACTGGCAAACTTTCGAGTTTCCTCCGGGTCTTCAAGTAGAATATGATGCTCAAATCCATTAATCATGACTTTAAGAATCACCGGCTGACCATTGATTGGTTGCAGCTTGTCTTTTTCCGCATGAGCCACAGTAATGGAATAGGTCCAGCACCACTGAGACCGGCTGGTACTATAGGTACCCTCCATAACTTTAATCTTCTCGCCGGTATCTAGTCGCTCGGCTGTTAATACATTCACGATATACCACCAGTTTCTATTTGGCAGTGCTGGGATACAGTCATCTGCACCAAAATTTAAAACAACATTGTGTGAATCAACGTCATGACATAAGCAGACAAAGTTTAGATCGCCAGTGCCCTCATATTTGGGTGTTTCAGGCTTTGGCCAAGGTAAAACCGGATGCTTGCGATAATGAATCGCTTTAGCTTTATCCCATGGCAAATCCGACTTGGTGATAATCTCAAGGCTTTTATCCCACTCAAATGAAAAGCGGTGCTCAAAGACTTGCGCCACTTCATGCGAATAGGTAAACGTCTTGCGGCGGCGAATCATTTCCTGCCAAACTGTTTCACGGTTATGACGTAACTTGATTGTTTCTTCATGCAGATAATGCTGATGAATAAAGCGCTTATCGCCCTCCTCCCAAACCACATACGCATCCGAACTTAAACCGGTTGCATGCTCATGCAAGGATCTGACCGCCCGGGTCAATGACCCTGCCTGCTCATACTGAATATTTACCTGATTCGAAACTACCAAGCCTTGATCATAAAAAAGAGCCTCATTTGAGACTCTTAATATTGGCTTGGCCCACGGTATTTTTGTCGTACTTAAGGCTGCTATCGCTTTTTGATATCGCATATCAAAGCCATAAGACACACCGACCAGATGATTAATATCAAACAGGGCTTTAACTTCAAATTGAACTTCAGTATCCAAAACCGTATCAATCGTGCACAGGTTTTCACTAAATACCGCTTCGACTTCAAAACTAAAACTGGTATCTAGGACCGTATCGATCTGACCAATAACATCAGTATTTTCACTAAATGCAGCAACAACTTCAAAGCTGAATTCGGTGTCGAGCACCGTGTCTATGACAGCGGCGTTTAAGCCACTATCATTCTCGAAGTTTAGAGCAATATTGTGAGCGTCAATAAACTCAAGCGGTTTTCTAAAATCAAGGTCTATATGATGTGCATCAATCTCGTTATTAATTCCCACATGCACACCTCAATTTATGGTCTGAGCTTTATTGATTGAATGTTGAGTGTTCCACCAACAACCAAGTTTGTATTGGCAAGCGTAATGTCTGCACCCACTGCCATATCCGCAGCCACATCACCAGCACCGTTATAAATACGCGCCCAAGTTGCAGTGCCTGTTTTAATCACAGTTGCAGTGTCAGATGGGTGTAATTCAACATAGGTTGCGGTTACATCTTTAGTGCACGGCTCAGGCAAAGTGAGCGTGACCAGAGCTTTCGTAGGATCAGCAGCAACAGAGGGAGTTGCTGGTTGCACACCCTCATAAAAAATAACGGTAGCACTTTGGCTACCGCTATCAAGATAATTTGCAAATGATTGAGCCATCATAAGCTTGGCTTTGTCTGATGTTTTGCTCATTTTGGCACCACATTGTCTTGAGTAGTTGCATTAAATCTCTTGTTTTGGTCAATACCGACGATAGTGTAAGATTTTGCAAAAGGAACATATATTTTATATCTTCCATCTGCTCCAGTCTTAACTTGCGTTAAGAGTGCACCAGTATAGCCATCATAAACACGAACATTTTTTGATGCAGGTACACCCATTTCTAGTGTAGTGCCTGCAATAATCTTTATTTTTTCTGTGGTTATACGCCCTGTTTGCATATCTAAATCAATCATTGCTGCTCCAGCAGAATTGCATGTTTGATGTAAATTTGATTTGAAGCAAGTTGGTAATACCGAGAAACATACTTACCAACACTTGAGTCAAATGATTTAGCTGTAGTTGTTAAAGATGAAATTCTTAAAAATGGCAATATTCCTCTAATTTTTCCACTAACATCTGAGATGGCAAATTTTGAAAAAAATGCCGTGCCACTACTTGTCGTACTATTAATACCTATCGATGGATTAAGTAAACACCAACCCTCACCAACATTAGATATTTTTTGAATTCCAAACTCATTATTCCAAAGTGAAATATTAAGATTATTCCCGACTTTACCTAAATAAGTATTGTTAACACTTGCCCATATAATTGGACTTCTTCCTTGCTGAAAGTATGAGTTACTCTGAGCAGTCTTGTTTTGCACCCCTTGCGCAATAAGTGCTAAATTTCTGCCCATGTAAGTAGGGTCTATAAACTCACAAACACCTACAACTGCATAAACTGGCTGTGAATCTGCTGCCTTTACATCTAAAATAAAACTAATTGCGTCACCAACAATATAAAATTCCGCATCCCCGTTAGATGCAGCTGCTGTATCAGCATAATATGTCACGACACCACTAGCTAATTTGTAGTACCACTTAGCCCAACCGTGGTTTGTTCCATCCCACCCCCAGTTAGAATTTGGATTTGCTGAATCAA